CGCTCCTTGGCGTAGGTCCATACCAGCGCACACATCAGCAAGCAATTTCCGAGGGCGGTGTTCATGTCCCCAGACATCCTCCGCCCTTTCACAGTGTACTTGACCACAGCTTCGGCCAGGTACGCAAACCCCACGTTGTCAATCTGCCAAGACAACAGCCGGCGCAGCTCGCTCTTGTGTTCTTCGGGCATAGCGTCAATGTAGACGCTGTGCTCGTAGATCAGTGCTGCCACGCTCACATGCTGGTCGAAGCGAGACGCATCCAACCCCAGTCCGACGGCGTCGATGAACTTGCTCCACTTGCGCGCAGCAATCTCACCCACCTCCTGGGCATTGAAGCCTTTCATGACCGTGTGGTCCCCGAAAATGCGCTTTATAGCGCGGTAGATCCTCCGCTCGAGCGGCTGGATGTACGTGCCCAGAAGAGCGTTGTACCTGGGGTCTCGCGGCTGGATTAGCCGAGGGGCGGGGTCCACCTTTGCATCGAGATTGATGAACTCCCCTTTCACGAACGCCTTCAAGAAAGCGTGTGCCCTCTTAATCCCCAGTGCTTCCAAGTCCTCGACAGCCTGCGTGTACCTCACCAATTTGGCGCCCTTGTAGTGCTGGAGAAACTCTCGCAGCGTGCAGGGGCGGCAGGGACCGATGAAGCTTCGCACAAGCTTACGGAACTCTTGACACCGGGAAAAAGCACCATCCACCGGCTGGGGTGGCGGCTGGAGGCCCCCGGGCGTCTCCACCGCATATACGCGCTCCCTCAGCGCCCGTGTTAAGTTCACCAGGCTGTTGTTATGCAGCCCGGTATGGAGCACGTGGCCCACTCCATCCAGCCGGATAAACCGGCGGCTTCTAGGGATCCCAGCCCGAGGCGTGACCTCAAACTGCTCACCGGGAGCAGGTCTCGACACCGCAGTGTCAAACCCACACCCCGAGACTAGGCACCCCTAGGCGGCGAATCGGATCGTCGGGTCGGCTGGCGCTTTCCCTAGCACGAATGCCAGGGCCTTGCTCCACCACCCTTCCTCCTGGTCCTTCGCAATGTCGCGGATGCGGCCAGCATTCCTCCGCCACTTGCGAGACGCGTAGTACTTCGCCTCCTCAATATCCCACTCCGTCACTGCAAACACCGCAGCACGGATCAGCGGGAGGTACCGGGCGGCATCACACTCGCGCACGTTCAGCTTGGCCAGCGCCTTTGACACCAGGCGTGTGACCATGAGGTAGTTGGCGCGCGTGGTGGCTGGTGTTCCCAGCTCCGCCTTGATGGTGTTGGCCACCATGGCGACGAAGCGGGCTCCAGCCCCTGCGCGCACAAACTTGGTGCGCGGGGGATCCCCCGAGTTGGGCTTACCGCTCGGCCCTCCAGCGGCGCCGTCTCCCCCTACCGGGGACGGCGGTGGGTCCGGTCCCGGCCCGCGGCCACCCTTGCGGGGGCGACGGGGCGGTCCGGTGGGACTAATGGCTGCTGCCAGTCCCACGGGTTCCACGACCACGGGCTCAAACCCGCGGAATTCCTCCTCCAGGAGGCTCTCCACAGGGTCCGTGCCCGCATCCAGCTGGCGAACCACCTCCTCCGCCTGCGGCTCAGCAGACTCCTCTTTACGGGAGCCATAGTGCCAGTAGGCGTCGAAAGCAGCTATGGTAGCTCCGGCTGCAATAACGCAAGCCGGGCCAACAAGCCGGTTGGACATGGAGATATAACGCTTCTCAGCGACCCCGCCGATAACCTTTCGGTCCTGCCGGGACGGGCGAGCAGGGGTGGTAAGCCACCTGCTTTGCACGGATGTCGTTTGACTGGACCCCCTAAAACGGGGGTGGCGGGGGAATAGGCCCCCCCGCCTGG